ATTAAAGCAATTCCACCACTTGACATTAAAGTTAAGGAGGTGATTAAATTGCAATCAGTAGTCAACCTGCACGAAGCGGTGTTGAAGGTGTCTAATCAAGAGAATATCAGCAGACCAAAGGCACACAAGATGATAATGGCCGAAATGAAGCGCATTGGTGTTGAGTGTCGGCATCAATCTTGGCCATCCATTGTTGCCAATATTAGTTGGCGTGGGGTTAAATAATTACTAAAATTATTAATTGAATGGTGCTATATTATTGCACCCAATGGGTATTATTCCCTCCATTAAATCCAAAGGCCTTGTAAGTCGCTTCACAAGCGGCTTATTTGGTTTAATTCAAAAGCGTAGTTTACCAGTTAATTACACGGTACCATTCAGCATTTATGGGTATGAGAGTGATAGCGGTCAACAAGTAACTGCTTCAACTGCCTTAACTATATCTGCCGTATTTGCTGCGGTAAGAAACATCGCAGAAGATATTGGCAAGATTCCATTCAGCATTTATAAGGAAATACCGGGCAGAAGCAGAGAAGAACAACGCCAGTTGCCTCAATGGTGGGCAATATATATGTCATCATCCGCAGGCATTCCATCTTATGTGTTAAAGCAGTCGCTTATTCAAAGTGCAATGCTTAATGGTGATGGTTTTGCATTCATCAAGCGTGATGATTTTGGCAGGCCAATGGCCCTTTATTATGTGCCGTATGTTAATGTGCAGGTAATGATTAACGAAGCCAATGAGATAGGTTACCGAATCACAAATAGTGTTGGATTTATGAATGTGCCGGCTGGAGTTTATCCTGCAACCGAAATGATACATCTGCGTGGGATGACTTTGAACGGCATTACCGGAATGAGCGTTATTCAGTATGGTGCAAATTCATTCGGAGGTGCATTATCAGCGCAGAAGTTAGGCAATGATACCTTTAAGAATGGAAGTAATCTTGGTGGTACTATTGAATATCCAGGAGCATTAACTGACCAAGCAAGGACAAACCTTGAGAATTCGTTTAACGCAGCAATGCAAGGCGCACAAGGTAATCAGCGTTGGAAGGTACTGGAAGAAGGTACTAAAGCCAATGCAATGAAACTTAACCTTGAAGATTACCAGTTGCTTGAAACCAAGAAGTTTAATGTGCAAGATGTGGCTCGTTGGTTCAGGATTCCATTACATAAAATTCAAGATATGAGTGGCTCAACTTTCAGCAACATTGAGCAAGAGAATATTGCCTATGTTACTGATACATTGATGCCGTGGGTGACCAAGTTAGAAGATGAATTTACATTAAAGTTATTGACCGTTGACCAACGCATTAACAATGTATTTGTATATGCTCATACAAACGAATTGACTCGAGGTGATATGGCTGCAAGAGCAACATATTATAAAGAGATGACTTACATTGGTGCAATTACTACCAATGAAATAAGATGGGAAGAATGGATGAATGCGGTGCAAGGTGGTGACCGCAGATTTATCCCTGCAAATATGGCCATCATTGAGCCTGATGGAACTATACATCCACCAACCGACCCAAACCAACCCACACCAACTAATTAAAGTGATGAAAAATAAATTAAGATATAGAAGCAAATTTATCAATGACCTTGAAGTAAGGGCCATTGACCCTAATGCACCAAATGAAGTATATATTAAAGGTTATGCTGCACTATTTAACTCAATGACCTTATTAATGTCATACGGTGACTGCGATTATTATGAGGTTATATTACCCGGTGCATTTGATGGAGTATTAACCAATGATGTAAGATGCTTATTTGACCACGAAAGCGAGTATGTGCTTGGGCGTGGTAACAATACAAGAGGTGCTTATGAGAGTGGGTTGCAAACATTGAAGTATGGCGTTGATGAAAAGGGATTATATTATGAATGCAGACTTGATTTATCAATCAATATCCATAACGATTTATATAAGTTAATGCAACGAGGTGATATAACTCAATCCTCATTTGGATTTATCATTGGTGATTCAAAATGGACTGAAGAAAATATAAACGGTAAGGAAACTTGCACCCGTGAAATTATAAGCGTGTCGCAATTATTTGATGTGTCACCAGTTACTTACCCTGCATATGAAGATACCGAAGCCGAAGCAATGAGAAGCAGTATCATTGATGAGATTAAAGCTATAAAAAAACCTGCACCAAACAAAGGAAGTGATGCGGCACTCGTGGCTCGCAGTAAGTTCAATATATTAAAATCAAAATTCTAATTAACAAATGGAAAAACTCCAACAACTAAAAGAGTCACGGGCAACTCTTGCTACCGAGATGGAAGGTCTTGTATCAGCAGAAACCCGCAGCGAAATTCAAATCGCTCGTATGAACGAATTGAACACGCAAATTGAAAAACTCACAAGCGAAATTGAAGTGCTTGAGAGAAGTTTCAAAAATTCCCAATTCAAACCAGTTGCCAAAAATGACGGCTTAACCGCAGAGCAAAGAGAGATTGCCAAATCATTCTCATTCCAAAAGGTTATGTCAGCTATTGAAAGCCGCACCTCTTTAAGTGGATTTGAAGCAGAAATGCACGATGAAGCTAAAGCAGAAGCTCGCTCATTCGGTGGTGTTGTTAAAGGTATCGGTGTACCAATGAAGGCTCTTGACGCTATGATTCAAAAGCGTTCAATGACCGCAGGCACTAACAATGCAGGTGGTTACGGTGTACAAACCAATGTTAACTCATATATATCTTATTTGTGGAATAAGACCTTTATGAGCCAATTGGGAATCGTTCCAATGACTGGATTAACTGGTAACTACAGCGCTCCAAAAGAAGGTGCAGTTACTGGTGCTTGGTTGACTGAAACTGGTGCTGCTTCCGATGAAACTCCAACATTGGATCAATTATTATTGACTCCAAAAAGATTGGCCGTGTTCATTAAAGTTTCCAAAACACTTGCTATCCAATCACCTGATGTTGCTGATGCAATGGTTATGGATATGTTGATGAATGCCCAAGCTACATTGCTTGAAAAGGCCGTTGCTAAAGGTGGTGGAACTAATGAGCCTACTGGTATCATCTCAACTACCGGTATTGGTAATGTTGCTATTGCTACCAACGGTGGCGCTCCAACATACGCTAAAGTTGTTGATTTGATTAAGACCGTATCAGCAGCCAACGCAGCAGGTACTGGCTTCTTGACCACTCCAACAATTGCATCTAAATTGTTAGTAACTGAACAATTTCCAGGAACAAATGGTCAACCAGTTAACCAAAATAATACCATCGCAGGTTATAAATTGGTTGCTTCTAACAACTCTCCATCAGGCTTGACCAAAGGTTCATCAAGTGATTGTCACGCAATCATCTTCGGTGACTTCAGCAAGGTTAAAGTTGCTCAATGGGGTGGCCTTGATTTGGTTATCGATCCATTCAGCTTGGCTGAATCTAACTTGAACAAAGTTATCGTAAATGCTTATTATGACATCGGACTTGAGCAGGCAGGTGCATTTGCTGCCATCAAGGATGCAAGAGATGTATAGTTAATTTGTGTGTTGTTATTGTTTAGGAGGGGCGGTGTGATAGCCGCCCTTTTTTTTAAAATATATAAATGTCAAGAATCCAACCATACCGTCAAAATTTAGGTTATCGCTCAACCAATAACCAACCATACAACTTGTGCAGCACACTTGAGGTCAAGAAGTATTTAAATATATCATTCAGCGATGATGATAATTTTATTGACCAGTTAATAGCAAGCGCATCATCATTTATTGAAGCGTACTGTAATCAATTATTTAGCGAAGCTCAAACCAAGGAGTATATAATAGATTGGTATGAGGTGCCTGCGGATGGCATCTTTTGGGTTCCATTCAAATTTGCAGCAAAAGGAGTTGATTCATCAACATTATTCACCTCATTCAGTAAGGATGATGGCGCAACTCAAATTGCAGAAATACCTACTTATATAAAAATGGATGATATAGTAGGGTTTAAATTCGCATCCATACCCGACACAACCAACGAATCAGTTGCCAAGATTAGTTGCACCATTCAACCTGATAACGAGTCAAGCGGTCAAGTTATTCACGCTGCAATGATACTTGCAGCACACTTCTACAATAACCGTGATATAGTTGTAACTGGTGCTTCATTAAGTGCAGAATTACCATTTCACTTGAAGGCAATGTTGGATAATAATAAGATAAAATTATTCTAATGAATCCCGGACTATTTGATAAAATTATAAATGTAATGGCGTTGGCAAGTAACAATAATAATGGTGACTTGACCACATCCTATGTTTATAGTGGGCAAATTAGAGCGAGATTGATAAATAAAAATGCAATGACATCAATGCGGAGTGGTGTGCCGCAGAGTGAGGCAGCAGTTGAGTTTGTAATTAGCACCAAAGATGCTCCAACCATTAGAGGTAACTGGGGCATTCAATATAATAGCAAGTTATATAGAGTTGATGGCATCATTGAAGATACATCACTTCAGCGTGGGAGGTATTCACGAATATTCGCAACATTAATTGAGGAGGGTTTTTAAATGGGAATGATGAAAGAATTGGCAGCGATTAATCGGTCTATCCGAAATCTTGCCTTAAATAGTAAGCAGGTGCAGGTTGCCATCGGGCCATCTGCTCAAAGGATGCTTGATGCTATTGTGGTGCAATTGCCAATGCGTACCGGAAGACTTGCAGATTCATACGGATTTGTAAAGCGCCATTACTCAAATGGTATAACCATAGGTGCAAGGTATCATACTGGTGGTGGTGAAGGTAGTCACGCCCACTTAATTGAATTAGGATTTAAGACCCGAAAAGGAACTGGAAAAAAGTCAAGTAAGATGGCCACGAAGGATAAAGTTGACGGCCGATTTATTGAAAAAAGAGTATTTGAACAATATAAAAATCAAGCCGCAGATGATATAATGAAGAGGCTTGGCGATGAAGTAGAAAAAAACTGGAATAAATGACCGCACTATTACAACATATATACTTTGTGTTGAGTCAAGGCTCACAAGCTTACAATGAGGTTGACGGTAATATCTTTATCGGCAGAGGCGAATCAAATCCAATGCACGATAAGTATATATTAATGGAAGTGGTCAGTCAACTTCCAACTGGAAGAAGTAAGTCAGGGGTTAGTGATATGGATACATTCCGCATTCAATTTACTTGCTACGCTCAATCAGCCGCAGCTGCTGATACCATTGCTAATTATCTGCGGTGGGATTTAGATTATACCGGTAATGGTGGTGATGCGTTTAATCCTATTCCTGAAGCGCAATATCAGTCTTGTATGTTTGACAATGAAGCCGACAACACATTTGACTTTCAATCATACGAAACTGGAATGTTTGCCAAGCAAATAGACTTCACAATTAGAATTAACCCAATTATACTAACTTAAAATAAATGAAATACTACAAGATTATTGGCCCCGGAGTTAAGAACTCGCAAGGCCGTGAATTACCAATCGGCTGCACATACGAAACCGATGCAGACTTATCCGCT